CCTACAACTCTCCTTACGAGGCGCTGGTAGGCCACTACCCCACCATCACGACCCTCGTGGTGTGAGCGTAGAATATCCGAGTAGTTGAGTTACCATGGGCCAAGACAGACACTGCAGCATCATTCTGACAGCTACCCTTTAGCAGAGGGTGCTCTTTGTCACTTCCCTGGTGGGAGACGTGTAGTAGTACCAACACCGGTTTAGGTATTCACTAGCAGTTTCCTTAGACTTACTAATTAGGACCCAAGCGATGACGTTTTGCCTACAGAACCGTCAGAACGGGGGGCCAACCAGACCACAGCGCCTATACCTCAAGGACCCTTAGGAAGGGCCATTAGTCGGCCCAGGCAGCTCAATATAAGCCGGGGGCAGCGTGCCCTCGTACTTAGAGAGAGCCTTCTGGACCCACGCCATCTGCCTCCTTCTTCTTCGCTCTTGACGGTTGCTATCCGCCGCGAACTGGAAGTTGAAAGCAGACCGCGTCCGCGCACGACTGACCGCAGATAGGTACTCAAGAGAGTGCCCACGGTACAGTTCCAGAATCCGGTCCCTCACTCGTTTTCGGAAGAAAACGTATCCCGCCATCATCTTTTGTGTACCTGGTGTGGCCATACTTTCCAAAGCTGCAAGGAATGCAGCGTTGAGAAGCTGGCCATAGCGATTGATGAGTTCCCCCATCAACCACCACCCCAGTGGTGTACCCACTAACAGGATAAGCCGAACTAGCCCCCCGGTGATCTCCGAACTAACCCTAAATTGTTTAAGCCCTGTAAGGGGCCAACTCTTTAAGAGCCAGCGTCGAACACCCGGGCTCACTGTTTCCAGTGAGTCCATCCCTTTACCGGGATGAAGGCGGTTCAGCCAACCCTGAAAGGAGGTAGTCTCAAGGAGCCCATACGCACCGAGCTCGTCTGTAGGGATCTTCGATCCTACGGAAAGGATCTCATGAAGGTCGACTACAGAGAGCCGCTGCGCATGGACTACCAACCAGATACCCCTCCACCAAGGATAGGCTGGCTGCACCAAAGTTGTGAGAGCAACTCTGATGCTGACCGGATACGTTCTGATGGCTTTCTTAAGGTCAACAGAGCGTGCCGAAAGCAAGGAAAATGCTCGCGCAACGGCGATGGGAAATAAGGCAAAGCCACGACGATGAAGGTGTCGAATAACGACAGCTGCATCAATGGGGTAACGGAAAACTTGATACAATAGTTTTACCGGTATCCCACTTACGTCACCTTGAGGTGTGACGAGTCTCTTACAAAACTCGAACACACCCGAAGTAGATATCAAGGATTTCTCCTCAGATATCACCACCCCGAGTTCCGACATCACCTCGCGATACCGAGTCGCCACTTCATGATCGAAGATGACAATATCGTCCCCGACGATACCATAATCCTCGAACCAAGAAGTACGGCCTATCAAACCTGCACAGTACTGAACGATGGCATGGTGTGCCAACGCTAGTAATGCCCAAGAAGAATAAGCCCCCATAGGCTGGCCCACTGCATACATCCGGGACAACCAAGGCCCATCCGGACGGAGTCCCTCTTCCCCACTCCATACAGAATCTCTGTCCCACCACTTACGGGCGGT